CTTCAAATTATTGTATCTACGATTGCGAGGAGAAGGCTTGGTTGTTGAGAGCCCCGGATACTCCGTTGACGCACGGTTACGCTTTGTCTGAGGGGAAGTTTTTGAAGCTGACATGGAGCGGGAGCCACCCCGTACCCGCCATTATTGGTGCGGTGAGATTCCTCATCTTGAACGATAGGTGCCGGCTCATCAATGGTAAATTGATTTTGGATATTCATAAGCACCATGAGCCCGTCGTCACTTGGAAGAAACCGACGGTCGTCGATGGGGTTGCAGGATGCGGTAAGTCGACTGATATAAAGGGGCGTATTAAAGCTTTGCTCAATTCCGGTGTTGATGCCACGAGAATCCTCGTCCTTAGTGTTAAAAGGACCAGCGTGGCTGATTTCCGTGACGAGCTTTCGCTGCCCAGGAATCGTATTCGCACAGTCGACTCCTACCTTCTGAGGCCCAATGTGACCGCGGAATTTCTGTTCATTGATGAGGCTTTCCAGACTCACGCCGGGGCCTTGATTTTGGCGTGTAGCCTCGCGAAAGCTAAGGAAGTGGTTTTATTCGGTGACTCTGAACAAATTCCTCCTATTTTTAGAGTCGCTGAGTTCAACCCTCGCTTCGCAGATCTGCTAAAATTCCCGCACGATTTGGAAGAACGTTCCACTTCTTATAGGGTTCCTAGAGACATGACTAGGGCGATAGGCCTTATGGACATGTATTGGAGGAAGCAGTTTAGGACATTCAGTAAGATAGAAGGGACCACTCTCTTGTGTCCCATAGAGTCTGTGGAGCAGATACCTTATCAACCTTCAACGTTGTACATGGCTCACACAAATGCGGACGTCGCTTTGCTAACCGTTAGGTTCAAGAAATTGAACTTGCCCACAGAACTCATCATGACTTCTACGGTAGCGCAAGGGGCGACTTTTGAGCATGTTATCTTCTTTAGGTTGAATAAGCACACCAACGATATATACACTTACGACAAGAGGCAATGGAATACTGTGGCTGTTACGCGCCACACTAGGTCCTTTATGTATTACACGATTGCTCCTGGCGATAAGAATGATGTTATGGTTAAGTTGGTATTAGCTGCTGCCTCCGCTAGCGCTCCACCGGTCGAAGAGGAGAAGACTCACATACCGCCTCCTGCTAAGTTGTCGTGGTCGGATGTCGAGTTTGATCACTCTGAGATCATGGAGGAGTATCCCATCAGACCGACCCCAGGCGAGAAAGCTAAGATGATTTCTCTTTTGAACGACGGAGGTGTATATGGAGAATGCTCTCGTTCTGTGGCTCCCCCACCGTTAGGTGAGGTGTCGTTGAACGGCGACGGCTCCATCGAAGACATTTCACGTATGTTTGATGAAGCCTTGCCCGGGAATGCGGTCGTCGATGAGGAGCTCTTTTCGGATATTGTGGAGAATTCAGATCTCTCTGTAGAGTTAGGTAGAACAGTGCGGTTTGATCTGTCTCGATCCCTGAAGGAGAAGTCAAATTCTCCGTATTACAAGCCCGTCTTGAACACAGGATCGTTGAGCGTGTTAGAACCGTCAGCCAAGCAATCGATGTTGGCATTTGAGAGTCGGAACGCTAACGTGCCTGACACGCAGAAGCTACTTTTTGCGGATGGGCTTGCTAATAAGGTGGTTGACAAATTCTTTAAAGTTGTTATCGATCAAGATCGACTGCAGCGGTTACCTGTCACACCTGTTGGGATCAGTCCTGAAGCGGCGCAACAGTACATCGATAAAAACTCTGAGCGCCGTTTGCCTGAGCCGATGTGTTTGTCCGAGATGTCGTTGGAGAAGTATAGTCATATGATCAAACGTCAAAGAAAACCTCCACTTGACAAGTCGGTACAACATGAAATAAAGAGAGCCGCTACCATCACATACGCGGATAAAGCCGTTACAATGAGTTGGGCGGGTTTCTTCATCGAGCTGACTGACAGGTTGAAGTACTGTCTGCAACCGTGGGTGTGCATTCCGATAGGGAATGACACCGATATAGGTGAGTGGGTTACGAGAAGGTCCCCACATGTTTTGGA